GAATGGTTCTGCCTCATATCCATTGTAGCTGTAACATATCTGGCGCGCGCATGGGTTTCCAATTTCTGACGCCCCAAGGTATCCCCTGTTATCTCTGGGTCTTTCCTCTATCTTTGCGTACATTGCCTCAAGAGTTGGGTCTTTCTTTTCAGGTATATTTACCATTAGTTCTTTCCTTAAAGTCTGCCCCTGCAAAACTAACAGGTAACGCAGGGGCAAATTACATAAGTTACTCAGTTACTCAGTTACGCAGCGAAGGGGTTCGATGCTGGCGTTGCGTCAACAGTATCAGTCTGTTTACCTGTATCTGATGCTGTCTCAGCAGCTCCATTAGCTGGAATAGGGAAGTATTTCTTAATTTCACTACTTTCCTTTCCTGCTACTGTTTCCCCTTTATCGTTTATCCAGTCTTCTGCTGGCTTGGTTTTAACTTCAATAACCATTGGTTTATTATGTAATTCGTTTGTATCTTTAATATTTGCAATGTTAATCGCCTTACCCATATTAGCGATTGTTTGATAACCAATCTTTTCTGCGTCAGGGTTTTTGTTTACGATATTTACATATTGTTTAAACTCAGTGTTCGCATAATCTCCTTGTGTGATTACGATTGTGAACACAATCATTTGCCCTCCTTTGGACGTTCTTTTTAGTTCACTTGCGACAATCACAGCAGGATACTTTCCTTGTGGAATAAATGGCACTGAACCACCTTGTCCTGCTTGTTTCTCAACGTCTACTGCTTGTGGTAATGCAACCATCTTATTTTCTCCTTTTATTGTGTGATTTTATTATGAATTGCTTCTAAGTCATGCTCTTCATAGTGTTTTAGTGGATTAGGTTTACCGAATTGGGTTCTTACCCCAACTTGATACTGTGAGCAAGGGTGACATTGGATACTATAAAAGTCTTCTCCATCCTCTCCCTTAGCTGTTCTTGTGGCAAAGACTGCCGAGAAATTATATGGTAAATCAGACTGTAGTTTTGCCCACGGCAATGCTGCACCGAATATCATTCCACCTGTAATCTCGTCTTTGATTTGTGTTTGTCTGCCGATAGCCACGATATTACATGGCAAATCTTTGAACCTGCCAATAATGTCATGATACTTTCTCTCAAATGATTGATATGCTTGACGACCATCTTTAATATTAGCAAACTCTTCATTAAATACCTTTGTCATAAGATCGCTGATACTATCAAGATACAACCATTCTGGAGTAATTTCCTTAGCAATTATTGCATCGAGAATTTCAATAAATGTGTCATATGTTTGGCAATTAACCGTGTTAATATCTGCGCCATATAAGCTATCGAGATTATTCTCGGTGTTTACAAGCAAAATCTTATTAGCTGGCAATGTTGCAGCAAGCAATGTTTTACCAGTCTTTGTAGCTCCGAAGATTAAATATGATTTCTTCTGTGTTGAGCCATCTTTTGTGTTGGTGATCTCCATAATTATTTCCTCTCAATTATAATTTTAACAGCGCCAGTTGAAACTGTGCGGGCTGGCTCAAATACATCTTTGATCTCTTTGATAAAACCTTTGTACATTGTCTCAGTAACACTAAGTTTTTCTCTTATAAAATCAGATGGATTTTTACCAGAAGCAATAACTTGTGTTCTAATGGTTTTTAATTGGTCTTCATCCCATTTAACTTTCTTAGGGACAGTCACTTTAATCTTATGACGTGATGTTTCAATATTTGCTGTACCACATTTATATGGTTTGTTATCAAGCATAGTATTGGCTTGTAGCTCCACCTCAGCATCAAGTATTTGTTTGAATCCATTTCTCTTAGCTCGTAGAGCATTAACTTTATCTGCAATGGTTTGCTCAATTTCAAATATTTGATCGTCTAACTTATCAATATTTGCAATCATTTCTTCTAATTCTAATGACATGCCTATCTCCTTGTTTGTCTATTCCTCTATCATTACATTTGCTTTACACGTTGTCAAACACTTTGTTTAACATTTTTAACAAAAGTTCTCTTTATTTTGTAACTCTATGATTTTATTGTGATAATTTTTACACATACATTCCGCAAATATTAACGCCTCTCCGGCGGAAAGAATACCAAGGTCAAATTTTCCAATTTCTTTTAAGTACTCAGCGCCCATTTGCGCGCCATACATATAAGCTTGCTCTTCTATAGTCGGCATAATTTATTCCTTTTCATAATTGTCAAATCCATATCCGGAACATGTTCTGGTGGGGCATTGGATAATTCCGTCACTCCTTATTTCACAGCTTGTAATCAACTTAACTCTTTCTTGTTTACTCTTTCTAATACGTCTTAAGCCAAGCATCTTTGCTTTTAATCCGAGGTTTCTTTTTAACATTGTTAAATATCCTTTATCGTAATTTCCACACGAGGATTTTCTCTGTCAATACCACAGCAAATCCATTGCTCTCCTTTAACAATTCTTCTATTATCGTCTTCTAATATTCCTTGAGACACAATCCAATCCAATACTGGTTTTAAGTAACTTTGGCCATCACGTATACGATCATCTGGAAAGAACATCTTATAACTTACCGTGCATTTTTCAAACCTATCAATGTTTGAAAAGTCACCACATGATTTTAACCAATCTTTAAGCCTCTTAGATTTAACTCGAAACACCTTGTTGCCCCTCTTTATTGTCGGGTAGCACGTGTTTGAGCTTGGCGGAAATGGTACTACTATTATTTCAGCGCGATCCATTTGACTGTCGGCCTCCCTCTTCCATTAGAATATGGTTCCTCTCCGGCAAGATCAGCATCCTTTAATGATTGCAGAATATCTTTTAAGTCCTTTGGTTTATACTGAGAATACGGTGGTGTTTTCTGCATCTTCGCCCATGTAATCCCATTTGAACTTCTCTCTCTTAAATCAGCAAGCAACTCCTTCTTATTAGCCTCAAATCCAGAATGTGACAAGGTTATTTTTAATCTCTCAACTGTTTTCTCCAATGATTGTTTAACATAATATATTGCCCACTCCATATCTTGAGCCTCAATTATTGTGGTGTGAGGGTCACGTGAAAGCGCACATATAAGGCTTATCTTCATTGCCATTTCATTTGCCCTTCCTGATAACTCGGCCATACCATACTTCTCCAAGGAATTTGGTAAATCCACATTTGCATATTGTTGAAACACTAATTGCATTTCATATGCTTCGTTAGAAAATTCTAATGTTACTGGCGATGCAGGTTCTGAGGCTGTATGTATTTGATCTGCTCTGGCCATAACATCATTAGCCCACATAATTATTTTGTTTGGGACACCTATCGGCTGTTTGTGGTGGCGGATTGAACGTTTTGTATCTGATATGGAAACTATAAATCTATTGAAAAACCCATCTTTAATAGCTCCCATATCTAAGGATTTAAATAATGTGTTTGGTGTTGTCATGGTTAGAAGGGTGATGGCTGGATTGTGCACAAGCCTATTTTTTATTGCATCTGCCGCGTCCTTCTTTAATGTCATGCTCGAATAACTTGGTGGCCTCATTATGGAATGCGAGCGAGAAATTGCCTCCATTAGTTTTGTGTTAGCTTCTCTCTGATGTTGATTTCCTTTTCCCATATCCCTTCCCGCTTCAAGATAGCGGCCAAACTCGTCAATAACAGAGATATGCTTCGGGCGATCCAATAAAGTAGAAAACACTGCCCCTGCGCTAGTGTACCCATCGCCAGCAATAAGGTGGTCAAGATTAACTTGATATAAAATCTTCTCAACAACTGTTTTAGCATGCTCCTTTCCAGTTCCTGATTTGGCTACATTTAACAAATAAAGTGGCGTGAAGTTCTCCAAAGAGGTCTTATAAGATCGCCCTAATATAATGCTGCATATCCCTAAAGCTGTCTGGATAGCGAAGCCTTTCTGATTATTGCCGCTGGTGGTGTTGTAATAATCGAATATATCCCCCAGTATTCCATTTGGCCTATCAATAAGGCCAGTCTCATTGGTTTTATCTATTTCATAAACCTCTAACTTTTCTGCACACAAATATTTCTTAAGGGCTTTTGTGCCTTGAGCGTGATGCATATCATTGAAGTCATTAAATCCAATCGGGAATATTACTTCAAGGCCAAGTCCATCTGCTGTTTGTTCTGCATTAAGCCGCCCTGTGTTTCGTTTGGTTTCTGTATCATCATCGCCAGCGATAATAATACGTGATTTTCGGTGTTTATTTTTGGCATAACTGGAAACTTCGTAAATATTGGAAGCATTAAACGCGATGTAGACAGTTTTTCCTGTAGCCTCATATACGCTTCTCGCTGTTGAATATCCCTCTGCAATGTAGACAACATCTGTTTCTCCTTCTATTAAGAACCAACCGCCTTTAAGCTTCCCACCCGTCAGAAAGCGTTTTTCGCTTTTATTATTGATAAATTGCAATGAGGTTATTTGCTCATCAATCGTAATAGGGATAATTAAACGCCCATCATTGCCAATTTTAAGCCCTTCTGACGCACCAACCCCTTTATTGGTTAGATATGTGTGTTCCGTAGCTTTCTTAGCCTCTGACCATATTATATAAGCTGTCTTAGCTGCCTCAGCCTGCTTTATTCTCGTCTCTTCCTCGTATTGTGATCGCATAGCTTCTCGCGCAGCATTATAATTGTTGCGTTCAGTAATGTTCATTCTATGCTCTGAACGACTACACCAACTTTGTGTTATGTTAAGTTTCCAATCACCATAAGACGCAACACCAATAATAGATCCGCTATTCTGATTATCTTCAAGCTCATTGTAGATATACCAAGCAGATTTCTTACCGTGCTTATCGTCAGCGCCATCAAGCCGTTGCAGCTTTCCTATTTGTAATGTTCTTGGGGTTTTGAACCCCTCGGCATTCAATGCGCTCATGAAGGCGGCTCTTGGGTCTTGGCATATTTTAGGTGTAGAGCGATACGCTGCTTCTATGCCTTCCTTATATGGGGATAAATTTACGATAATAACCTCTGCTTCTCTCTGTGTTGGGTAAAAGGAGCGGCCTAGTCACAGAGGAGACTACAAGGGAAGGATCAGTTCCGACCGCCTTTGGGAGATAATCTAATTATCTTTCTAAGATTTTAAA